TATCCAATGTCTTTAATATCATCATGCGGCGTGAAAGTGATGTCACTGTGAGCTTTTATTAACTCGTCCAAATCTTCTTTTGTTGCGCCAGTTTCACCAATGCCATAAATAAGCTTCTGTTGTTCTGGCGTTAATTTATCCTCTATCTCACCAAGTTCCTTGCTGGCTTTGTCGGCACGGGCATGATCCATGCTTTCGGACTGCCGGACAAGGCGATTAAACCTTTTGGCTTCTTCATCGCTTCCAAGGGCTTTTATAAGTTTCTCATGGTCAGATAAATGCGTTTCATCACGCATCTGTTCCAGAGATTCACGGGGTAATTTATATAAATCGCCTTTTGTAACTACTTCACCGCTTGCGCCGCTTGCTGTTGGCCCATCATCTGTGCCTGTTCGTCCTGCGTCGGCTCTTGCACCTTCGGCTCCGCGTCCAGCAAGCTCTGAGTTGACTTGTTCAGAGCCTTGAATGCCTCCCTCGTTTCCGGCTTCAAATTCGGATCGCTCATCGCCTGCGCTGATTTCTGGTTCATCTGCTGTATGTGCGCTAGTCGGGACGGTTTCATTGGCATGAATATCCTCCATATCTGGATAGTAATCTCGTTGTAATGATGGATCTTCTTTATCTAGCAAATCAAGAGCATTATGCTCTTCTGCCGCCTCTCTAAGCTGTTTCTCAAGCTCAGCATGAATTTCTTCTGGTTTCATCCCAGTAGTATCAATGCCCATCTCTCCTGCATGACGCTCTAAATCTTCATGGTATTCACTCAATACAGTCTTTTCGTCTCTCGCTTCCATCGATGATCTATTGCGTTCTGAATAGACATGATCCTTGTTCAGGCCACGACGAATCAGCTCAAGAACTTGGTTGTCTGATGGTGGGTTGTGTGCATCAAATCCGGTATATTCTCGTCCAGCCAACTCAAGACCTAATTCATGCAAACTGCGCCCGGTGTCACGAATAAGTCTGCCACGACCGGGGACAAATTCTGTTTCTGCGCCCATAGCTTTGAGATCGCCATGTGGCTTTAATCCGCCCATTTCAGCGGCAAGTTGAATAACATTAGGGTTTTTAAATGGAGAAACTGTACGTTTTTGCGGAACGGTAATTTCAAGAGGTTTTTCAGAATTAAATACCTTCGGAACATTGATTACTTCTGTCTTGGCCTTTGCATTTTGCTTAATGGCCTCACGAACATCTAATGCGCCTTGTGCAATCTGTTGCTTCGTTAATCCAGCTTTATCAGTCAGAAAACTTACAAACTTGTCATGCGCTGGTGATTTACCTTTTCCGCCCACAATATAAAGAGCCTTATCAATGTCACTATTAAAGGCTACCTCTTTACCATCGGCCCAACGAGGGGAGGATTTGGATAATTCAGAAGGTAGTCTTGGCTCTGCAACAGGAACAGGACGAGGTGCAACTTCAACGGGCTTTGGCGTCAGATCAACTGATTTCCAGACAGATTCTGGGTTTCTCTCACCAGCCTCTACTTTTGCCAAAGGACGCGGTTTAGCAACACCTTCTGGATTAATCTGCTCAGCCTTAATTCTTGCTATTTCCTGAACAACGCTATCGTCAACATTCTCGATGCCAGCGTTCGACAATTCCTGTTTTACCGTTCCTTTATAACGGTTAATTTCATCGTCCGGCAAACGCGAGGGCTGAGGCTCAACCTTTAGGCCATTCGGAAGAATTGTTTTTCTTGCCGCCGCCATTTCTTCTGGCGTCATATTGGGGGAATAGCCGTTCTGATTTTGTTGCTTCCTGTCATCAGCAATTTGCGATAAATTGGGCGGTTGCCCATCCTTACCTATGACTGCCGAAGGATCAGCCGGACGACCATTAACAACATCAGCAATCGTCGAGTTCATCGCCGCAGCTTTAACGGGCGCTGGTTGGCGAAGAATATCTGCTGCTTGTGATTGAAAGTCAGTCTTGAGCGTCTGCGCCCTCATTAACTCGTCGGGCTTCAGAACGCCACTCTCATGCAACGCGCTTCCGAACCCACCATGAATTAATGCGCCTCCGACAGCCCCGAACGCCATATCACTAAGAGCAGACTTCACATCGTAGTCACCGCCCTGATACGCGCTGATGCCCAATTGCGCTCCGGCCAAAGGCACCATGGAAGCCGCGCCGCCAACAGCGCCTGATATTACCCTCGCGCCCACTCTGGCTGCTGTAGTGGCTGTATCAACGCCCAAAGCACCAAGGCCAGCTAAAACCTTGCTGCTGCTGAGAATCGCGCCTCCGTATGCCATTGCAGCGATACTGGCAGGATCGGCTAACGTTGCAGCCGCGCCAGATGCCAATGTCGGCAATAATCCATGCGTATTACTATAACGAGCATTCATATCCTCATTAACTAATTCTCGCTGTTTATCCTTAGTAATCATATTGGCGACATTCTCATACATCGGCTCATCAGTAATATGAACCTGCTTGCCGTCATTGCCAATCGGAGCCGAGGAATTAATTTGTTCGGCAGATATTTTCTGAGACTTCGGAAGATTGAACCCAAGCGCATTAGATGTGGCGTCTATAGCTGTATCTACGTTCTCCGCAACGAACGATCCAGCTTTATTCGTAAAGTCTGAGGCTATATTATTCCCAGTCAATCCAGTCCATGTTGGAGACTCTTTCTGGAAATCAAAAGCAGCGCTCTCTTGCGGCATCTGAAATGGTGTACCATCAGGGATATACATTATTTAATCGCCTCGTTAATAATATCAGCCAATGAACCCTTGACTGGAATTTCACCACGTCCCAAGTATTGATTGGGTGTCGCAGCCAAACCGCCTTGGGATTCACGTTCTTTCGCTTTTGCAGCAAGATTTTCAACACCAGAAGCAACTTTCTTCCCTGCCGATTCAGCAATACCTGGAATTTCGGAGAAGCTAGGCGCTTTATCAGCCAATGAACCCTTGACTGGAATTTCACCACGTCCCAAGTATTGATTGGGTTGCACAGTTAAATCTGGTGGACGCACGACAGGCTTCCGCATAGCAGCATCATTAAAGCCAACAGATATTTGCTTACCGTCCAAACCAAGAACAGGAAGCCCATGATTGTCGATCATCAGTAATCTTTGATTGGCCTCATCGGTTAAAAAAGAAGATGATGTTTGTAAATCTTGGATATAGTGTTCTCTTGAAGCATAAGTTGGCGGCACATATTGTTGCGGAGATACTAGATCCCCAATGTGCTGCTGATAAAACTGGGTGTTTGTAGATATGCTATCAATTCTATTTAAGGGAACGCGATCTCCTGATGGCAGATAGCCATAACCATGCGTCATTGCAGCAACAGCCTTATTGGTAGCATCTTTAATACTTCCGGCTGCTGGGTCATAAAACTTAATCGCCATAGACATATGTTCGGCTTGGTCTTGTATTTGCTGTAGATATTGTGGGCTTGCACCCGATCTACGCATCGACAACATAAAAGATTGTAAATCAGTATTGCTGGTCACGGCATCTTTCATTGCCGTAAGATTTTCTTTACCGCCCATAATAAATTCGTCTGTTTTACCCTTCGTCAAATCATCCGAACCAAGTTTAGCATCCATTGCGCCATACTGCGCCATCATCGGGTCTTCTGCCGTGTGTGCCTGAGTTTGCTGTTGGAACGTCAGGCCGAGTGACTTATAAACTTGGGGCCATGTATTTCCGTAATTCCTTGCCATCTTCGCAAGCTTGTCTGGAGCCTGCTCTGGATTCGCAGTTAAATCATTCTGAATTGCCGCAGCATAAGCTTTTGGCAAAACAGAACGATTAACTTCTGGCACCTGTAGGGCTTCCTGACGAGCCGCAACAGCATTAACGTAATTAACCATCTTCTGCGGGTTCTTGGTATCCTGAACAGCATCTTGGAATTGATTGCTTAATTTAGTATCATTGCTAGTTATCATGCCAGCGGGATCATCACCTAGTTGCTTATAATAGTCCTGAGCCGCTTTCTGCATTTTGCCATACAAATTTGACTGCTCACCGAAGTTCTGCGAACCGCTCATGCGTCCAGTGACATCAGCAACATAAGAAGAAACGCTTTTACCGTTCTTATCTGATGTATTATTTATCCAAGGCGTAGGGCTTCCGGCAGGAGCAACATTTCCAGCACCAGAAAAATACCCAACCGCGATTCTTGCTGGATCGCCGTTAAACTTGCTTGATAGATCATCAATAATGCGATGACCAACCGCCTCATTATCTTTGGGGTTGTTTATATCTTCACCAGGTTTGGCGTATTGTGCAAAGGTTCCGGGAGTAATCTGCCATCCACCTACAGAAACTCCGTTAGCAGGAGCGTTCGCTTTACCGCCAGATTCTTGTTGATGAATGGAATCGGCAATCGACATGCCGTGAGGGGCAAACGCATCTAATGCCGCCTGATTTTGAGCAGGCGTTCGTGTGGGCATCCCGCCAACAAAACCGGCAACCTGATGAAGCTGATTTACTTGGTTTAGAAAGTCTTGTGCTTTATCTGGATCTTTTCTAAAAGCTTTTTGAACTGTAGCAGGATCATAAACGCCGACTGGGGATTTCCCAGCGTAAGCTAGAGCCTCGTCATTCTTATAGGCTTGGTTTAAATCATAACGCGCCTGCTCTGCGCCAAAACTAGTTTGCATATTATCAAGATGATGCGTCATGGCATCTATATCATCCTGACTTCTTCCTGCGCGTTGCATTGAACCAACAACAGCGGCTTTATTATAATTGTCTCCTGTTACCGCATATTCTTTTGCATCCTGTATCGTCTGATTTTGCTGACGCACAAATTCTTGTTGCATAGCATTGGTAATTTCAGTGCGTTGTTGCGCATCAACATAAGGCACGTTCGTTACAACTTGATTGCCGTCCTTATCAACGCCAACAGCTTGGTATGAACCATTCAGATATTTATTGGCTATAGATTGCGCCAAATCTGGGCTAGTACGAATATTTGAGTTAATAGCACCTGATATTGCTGTGCCTATATGTTTTGCCGACATACCAGCAATCGCAGATGGATCAGTAATACCTTGATGGTCAGCTAAATCAGCCGTGTCATTTCTAATCTTATCAATATAAGTAGACGCAGTAGGGTTGTTTGCATTAAGCGCAAACTGATTGGCATTATTATCTATAGAAGATTTTAATGAGGTGAGTTGTGCGGATTCGGCTTGATCTGCAACATAAGCACCAGAACGAAAAATAGCACTGCTGGCTTCATGCGAAAAATCGTCTTTGAATTTATTCTGCGCCGCCAAATTTGGCATAGAATTGGCGTATTTTTCTTGAATTTGAGAAACGCTATCCTGAAAAGTTTTATAAGCGTTTACGGAATTATTGCCTTTGTTTTGTCTAAAAGCCAATTCCGCATCAGATAATTCTTTAGACGCATTTGTTACGCCGTCACGCGCAGACGAGTCAGCGTACATTTGGGCAAAATGCGTAGCTAAATCACTCGCTTCATCTCCTAATTGCTCACCAGTTTTACCCGCTTGCTCTAACGCCTGTCCTACATTTGCACCGAAATCATTCGGATTGGCTTGAACCTCAAAACGCGGCCCACGACCAGCAGGTGAATCCGTATCCGCAATACCCGATGGGCTTGCGTTATAACCTTGATAAACATCTTGAGGTTTTGGGCCAGCCATGATTTACCTATTGACTTGGATAAGCTGAACCAGAACCAACGGTGCCAAAACTAGAATCTACCGTAGGAGCAACAGAACCGCTAAAAACCACTGCGGCCACCATTCGTGGTAAATTTAGCGTAATTACTAGCAGCACTTCCCAACCCACCAAGCACAGAAGAACCCGCTCCAATGTCTCCGGCTGTTTCAGCTTGGCCTGCAGAAGAAGTGTCTAAATTTGACTGCGCCGTATCATTGGCACCTTGGACTTGGTACCCATAAGCCGTTCGAGCAGCATTAGAGCGGATTGTAATGGCGTTTAATTCTCCAAGTTGGCGAGCCGACGATTGTACTTGTAAGTTTGACCCTGAATTAATATCAACGCCAGATGCGCCTTCGTTAGCAACAATGGCCCCAAGTTTTGCGCGTGACTGAAGCCCAGCTTGTTCGGCTTGTGCTGTGCCAGCTGCCCCAGCGTAATTTGCGCTTTGTGTAGCTATAATAGCATTATTAGCAGCTATCTGGGCGTTGGATTTATCTGTGGCAGATGTGGCTTCTCCTTGTTGTATGGCACCAACTGTACCCAACCCAGCAGCTCCTATGGATGTGATGGCACCTATAGCCCCCAAATTAGCTCCAATAGCTGCTGTGGCAGTTCCAAAGGTACCAGCCCCACCAGCGGCGGCGGCTATTCCAGCGGCAGATACAGTTCCACCCGACATATTATTTACTTCCCCGTAATGGTAACATGATTGATGGCGTCTTCATTGCGCGAGAATAGAAGGTGCGTCTCATCCGTAAATTCTTCTTCAGCTTCTTCAACCGTTTTTGCGCTCGTTGGGAAGACCATTGTAACGTAAGTGTCACCTATCGCATATCCAGCTTGTTTGCGGTTGGCGTTCCCAGAGAATACATTGTACCCATGCAATTCAATGGGTTCGTTATCAATATAAATAACAAAATCACCGCTCAAAATTAGTAATGTTGGAATCTTCATAAGCGAACCAACTATTGTCACACCAGCTGGAACCATAATCGTTCGTGAATACATTCCAGCGTGAATCAAATGAGATGTCGGAATTAAGGTTTGTGGTAATTGACCAACAAAAGCCTCAAGACGACGAACATTGGCAATCGTCACTTCACTCATAGTATCTATGCGACGCTCAGCCACTGCATTAGACATTCGTTAATTTCCTGAAAAACACACGATTAGTCTCAACATACCCTATATGGGGTAAAACTTCAGCTAGATTACCACCAAAGGGGGCACTAATAAAGAGGCATGGAGATTGTCTTTCTGCGGCATATTCTTCAGCAGCGCGAATAAGTTTAAGACCAGCGCCTGTTTTACGATGCTCTTTAGCAACAAAAAGGCTTTCAGTGACGGACATAAGAACCCCGCAATGAGGGAAAATAGATATTAAAACAGTTACAAAACCGACTAATTTATCGTCCAAAAACGCACCAATCGCCTGCAAAGAACCCAATTTTTCAAGGTTATAATACATTTCCATCTTAGCAGAAAACGGGGGTGCGCCGTCCACAACAAGTTCAGTCGCATATTCAGCCAATAAATCTGAAAAATTTGGTGCAGATTCAAGGCGCGATACGGTACATTTACAAATATTAATCACTCGTATCCCCCATTTCATACCAAACAATAAGGCTGTTAAGGTTTATAGGAAGGGGGTACTGCGTTTGAATAGCAATTTGTGCGTTTGTTTCCCAATCGGCGGGAGCTTCAATATATTCATCGCCAGTATATAATGGCACTGAATTACCAGGGATAACAGCAGCATTTCGTTCTCTTGATGAATAAAGACCCGTCCACGTTATATTAGCATTATTTGGCTGGGTGGATGCATCAGGCTGATTAACACCAATTGAAATGCCCCTTGATGCCTCCATACGCGCCGTAACGCCAAATATTGACTTACGTTTGCCTTGGGGCGTGTCTTTTTGTCCTGGTGGGTCAAGGTACATAGTTTGTAATTGACACGTGTACGGCAATCCTACGGTTATTTGGGAGGCTGCCAGAGGCAATGTCACGGTGCCGTTAACAACAGTCTGACTGGGAACGACAGCGCCATCCGCCAATATAGAAACTTCCAAACCGTTTAAATGATTTAACCCGCTCACAGACGTTGTTGGCGTTCCTATTGACCAGTTCCCTGATATTTGGGGTATTGGCGTATTATTCGGGTCATTGGGAATAGTTTTAGTTATAGGTGTCGTTATGTTGGCCGTAACACTTGTTCCTGACGTATAAGACGTAATTGTAGCCACCCCACCGCCAGTTCTAATAACATCCCCAACCATGCCAGAAGAAAAAACCGAAGATGAAGTTGTGAAAACAACATTATTGGTAATTACGGCGCTGACAACCGCACCCGAACCTGTACTATCGGATATTAATATACTGGTTTCACCTAATGTATAATTTTGGCCTTGAGTTAATGGAGTAACTGCTGTGATAACACCAGCAACAACCGTAACACTAAAAGTAGCCCCAAAACCTTGCCCACTGGCGTCGAGCGCAACAGCAGTAGGTGCTGTATATCCTTCTCCTCCAAAAGCCACGAGGGTACTTGATATATTACTTGTTCCGTTTGCCGATGCTGCATAAATTGTAGCTGATGGATAATTTAAAGCCAAAGTGAGCCCTGCATCAACGCACCAGCAACTACCAACATCTTGCCACAAACGATTATTCATGCGTTCTGAATAATAAACGTAAACACCATTTACCAAACGCTGCGTTACAATATACAAAGCATCTACAGGTGGCTCTACAACAGTGCAAACGCTGGCATACAATCCATTGGTGTCGTGTCTTGCCCAAGCATAAACATCTTGTTCTTTAAGGTATGTAAAAGATAACATAGTGCCGTCATTTCTGACGCACCATATAAGTTTGTACGGTTCCTCAGCATAAGCCCATTGAATGATCTCATAACCAGTAAACAATTGGTTTGAAAGAACAGTAGTGTCCGTTCCAGTATAAATGTTAACAAAGAAATTATAAGACAAATCCCTTACGATTGATCCTTTGGCTTGCACATATAAAATATCGTAATTAACCACGATAGGCGGGACGGTTGAATTGCAACCATTATATGCTTGGGGCTGTGCGTCCTGACTTGACGGTGTAATAGCTGCACTATTACCACCATTTAATTGCCATGCCCCAGAACCTGTCAAAACAACTAACCCACCTGGCATGGGAACAAGAAATTGAATGCCATTAACTTGTTGCGCCCACGGTGATCCAGTTATTGAATCAGAATCGGCAATAGGTATGGCATAGTCAAAATTAAGAAAAGCCCCTGGCTGGCTCATGTAATACGTATCTGGATTATCAATTGTACTTGCATAAACGCGACGTTGCTGAAAATACGCTACGCATCCGGGGTAATAACCCGTCCCTGTAAAAGGGTTTTGATGCTGAGGGGGGACAGTCGTAAAATCAGGTTGAATGTTTGTGTCAACAAAACTTGTCGATAAACTTGTCCCGGCAAAACCAAAAAGAACTCCCGAAGGTTGCGCGGTTCCATACGAAGGCGTTGCTTCATATATATTGTAGCTTGTAGCCCCGGTCACGGCTGACCACGTAATAGTATTGCTACCTGCGTATATTGATATGTCGTTATTGTAACATTGAGCTACATTTGAAGCGATACTTTCTTCGCCATCGGAAGCAACAGCCGTAACAACATACTGATAATAAGTTGTCGCAGTTGTGGAAGAATTAGCTGTAGCGGAAGCACCAGTAGGAGCAGATATAGAAGAAGCAAATGTTACTTCTGTAAAAACCCAATTTGTCGCCCCATCACGCTGAAGATCATAGGGCGGATAATCATAGGGTGAACTTTCATTAACATAAGAAACACATGTCAAAGACATTGTGTTCGCGCTTTGAGTATATTTTAAATAAGGCAAATCTACAGCAGCGTATGGAGATGTCACAGTATAAATACGGGCAACCGTGCCGCCAGTAGAAGCGGTTGCCGAAGTTACGTTATTTCCAAAAAGATCTTGAACATTAAAAGTATTGGTGGTTTTCGCTGTAACAACCCAAACTAATCCGCTAAAACCCGTATTTCCAGAATCATAAATCCAATCGCCAACACGATAACCATGAGCCGTAGCTGTAAATAGTCCAGCGGAACTGACACTTGTTACAGTAACGGCGCTTTCTAAAACGTATGCGCCATCAGACAAGATGCGCATATATTCATCACCAAATTCCAGCGCATAACCTTGGTCAATGTTAAATTGAAAAGGAATTAACCGTGGTGGATAGCTAGATATTGTGCCACCAACATTAGGGGCGTTTTGCTTACACATTCCGCAATACGCAGTGCCTGCGCGTGACGCGGCTCCTCCACGATAATTGGCGAAGAAATTACGATAAGTAGAAGCCCCCGAATGATATTTCTGAAGATCCGTTCTGCCAAAAACCGAAGGACTAAGTTCGCCTGACGAAAAGCTGTTTTGAATAGTGGTTAGCATAGGCTAAATCCCCAATTAATGTTGTCATACCCTACGCCTTGCCAAACATCCCATCCACCAGAGCCGCCATTTCTTGCGGATATCCAGTCAGGGACGTGATCTTGACAGTTGCTGCCTTCATTCCCATCAGCCGTCCTGGCTTGCATAATAATTTCTTCAGCCAACCGAGCTTGCATTTGCATCAACGGCAAATTCATAGCAATGCCAGGGCATAAAAAGGCCGCCAAAGACGCCACAAATGCAGCTTCAAATTGCGAATCCCAAATTGTTGGGATTGGTTGATTAACAATATAATTAAGTTGAGCCTGATCTTGATTGGTCAAGATAACGCTAATAGGACTTCCGCTTGCATTTGTGCTGTAAGCAACCTTAAAAGGAATTTGACCGCGACCCCGAAAATAGATGGGCGCTGGAACACTACCAGTTGTATAATTCGTGCCACTTAACTGGGCCGGATACGTAGGAACAATAGCTCGTGCTTTAAGCATGTCAGTAGGGGCTGCATACATATAAAGCCAAGGTGTAGGAACGGTTAAACCATAGCCAGTAGTTCCACCTTCAGGCGTACCTGCTGCCGCTCCCAATATTGACAATGAAGCTTGTTGAGATAAACAATTCCACCAAGCAGTTCGCGCTAAAGATTGAAATGTGGGAAGATACAAAAGATTGCAAGCATTTGCGGCAACACTTTGATCGCTAGGAAATACGCTGCTTATGGTTGATTTGCCGCCTATTGCCATCAAAGATCGTTGGCATAGACTTAATTGGCTGGATGCTGATGTCATGCTTCACCTGCTTAATAATACAGGTTGCGACCTTTATTGCCACGACCTTTGAGTTTCTTTTTGGGCATTTCATCACGCTCAACTTCGGCTTCTTCTGCCTGCTCGTTCTCACAACTCATAAATTTGATTTGCAGACTAACGCGGCATTTTTCGCCGTCTTCATTTTGTTCAGTATTAATTCCCGTAACTTCCGCCATACAAAACAAATGAATCAAATCGCCAATTTCGCAATTTTCATCCAAGCCAAGCTTTTCAAGTTCAGCATCACAAAGCGTAATTTGAAGGCCATAAGGATATTTGGGAACAGATTCGCCTAGAGCAAATGGAACGCCCATTGACTGTTCATCTTCGAGGCTTCGCGCCATATCAACCAATTTTGGCATTTTCATATTTAACCCCTAAGCCGCAAGATTTTCAATTTCATCAACAGATATAGGCCGGATATCTTCAGCCACATGCTCTACTGGAATCACATTTGTTACTTTTGGAAACATATATTCATATTCGCCAATATGCCCAATTTCTTGCGATAAATCATGATCGCAGAACATTTTGACGCCATGCACACGTAAAAGTGTCGAAAAATAAATATCCGATCCAACATAATCTTGTTTTTCTTCAAGCCAACGGATTTCAAAACGAGGCTTAGGAATTTCTCTAAAAGACGACACGCGAGCCAAAAAACTTGCCCCGCCCATAGAAGCGACTTCTTGCAATCCTGTCTTACCAGTTGAATCCAAACGGTTGCCGTTTATGTCACACAAAATGCCTTTAACTTCATTAATATCATGCATAGTTTTGTGACGATAATTTGTTGTCACAACATCCTTATCATGCTGAATAAGACGATCAACAATATTGTTAGGAAATGTCATATCGTCATCTAAAGATAACCAATGGGTGTAATTCCCATTAATCATCTCATCGACAAATTTTTCTTGGGCTATAGGAAGAACGCTAACTTGGCCGTATGAACGAAACTGAACATCTTGGAGTTTATACCCAGATACGCCAATGCCAGTTGTCATCAAATAGGACATAAGTCCTACAAGGGAAGAGCCAAATTTGCCCTTCCAATCTCTATTGCTGGCCACGCTAACATAGAGCCTTACATTTTCCATTAAAATCCTCTTTACGACAACCTATCAACCCAGAAATTAGAGCCTGCGTTAAGCGTAGTAGCCGTTGCGTTGCTGACATTTTGAGAGAAAGATAGCGCAAAAGTTCCTGTTGTTGCAGCTAAAATCGTACCTGTAATGTTAACTGTGGTAACTGCCCCTGTATAAGCCAGAAGATTGCTTGACAGAGCCGTAATGTTACCTTGTGCGGCCACCGTAGCGGTATTGTAGGCCCAAGTATCAGCAGACAAAGTTGTTGCGGTAGCAGTGCCAGTAAATTGAAGCTTTAGACCGCCAGATGCACCGTTAGTTACCGACAAATAAACGTCAAAAACATAAACGCCAGCAGCTTGCAAAATAACTGACATGCCGCTTGACGTAATAAGCGTAGTCGAAGTTACCGAAACGCTATTGGCAAAATACGTGCTGCCCTCAAAGTTAGTGATTTGCGTAAGACTGAATTGCTCAGTCGTGGCCGCAGGATAACCGTTTCCAGAAATACCCTGTACGATTACTAGTTCGTTACCAATAGGAAGTGTTGCCATGATTAATCATTCCCTTCTTTTTCGCCACCCTTGGTGGCTTTGTCTATGATTTTGTCTTTCTTTTCGTGCGATTGCATTTCTTTTTGATGTTCGGGTTCGCCAAGCTCTTTTTCATGGCGAGAATGCATTTCTTTCATTTCTTTTTCGTGACGAGTATGCATTTCTTTTTTATCAGTATGACCTTTGGCATCATGCATAGCATGTTCGTGTTCATGACGAGAATGCATATCATGGCGTTCTTTGACGTGGCGGACATGTGCTGGCATTACTTCATGATTATCGGCTTCTTTCATGGTTTCATGGTTGCCAGCTTTTTTGGAATCTTTTTCAATACGGCTAATTTCCATATCTCCGTCTTCTCCACGTTTCATCGTAGGAGATTTGCCGTACATGCGTTCAGCTCTGCTGCTCATTTTTTAACCTTTCCATACATAGATTTCATAAGAGTCTTAGCCCCAACGTGCTTTTTCTTATGTGCTTCTTTTTCAAACGTTTCAGCTAAACGAGCTTCTTTTCCAAGCTTACCTGGTGCATTTTTTTCTTCTTCAGCATATTCATGAACGGATTTACCGGCAGCTTTTGCTTTAGCCGTAAAAATTCCTTTATGGCTTTCAGGAACCGCTTTTTTCATCCATTTCTTTTTTGGTTTTTCAGACATTGATTTTGCACCATCAACAAGATTGGACATTACCATTTAGATTAACCAAGTTTTTCGATTTTAGAAGCGCGTTCTTCATTGTTTCCAACAAATTCAGAAGTTGTTTCTGGGCTAACTTTTTGAATACGCTTCTTGCTATTCATTTTAGCGCCCATAATTTTAACACCATTAGGGTTTTGAACCGTTTGCAAACGACGAGCATCTTCTGAAGCGTTGGCAATCATTTCATCTTTAGTGCGTGGACGACCAGCATAATAACGACCATTGCGCTCAGCTACAATGCGTGCGCTTTCTTCCAAAGAATCAACATATTTTTCAAACGCTTCTTGCGCCAGTTCATTCATTGGCTCCATATCCTCGTTCGGCGTATCATAAAGAACAATGAGTTCGCCCGATGGATGCAGCGTGTCATCTGGGCCAAAAAATCCCTGTTCATTAAGAATACGATAAACAGGACGATCTTGCGGAATAGCAGGATCGCGTTTTTGAACGGGAGGCGCTGTAAAAAGCTGAACCATAAAGTCTCCTTTGTTTAGAAAAACCCGTGACCATTTCTGGCCACGGGGTATGCGTATTAACCAGCGATGTAATTGTTTGCGTATTGATTGCCCAGCAAACCAGCTTTTGTGCCAGCAAAGCTTGGAGGATTTAGCGTCATAAACGAATTGACGCTAAGGGTAATGGTCGTGTTCGATACCGTGTAAACAAGCTTGTAAAAGCGAGGAAGTGCTTCGCCCATAGCTGCCAAGGTAGACGGTACAGGAAAGTACAAAACAGAACCAGCGTACAGCATCGTACTGCCAGAAAGCGCAGCGGACGTGTAAATGGTAGTGTAAGTGCCTTGACCATACGAACCGTTATCAGGAGCAGCCTGCAAGGTGATAGTCATGGTGCCGGTTACTGTCGTGACGGTATTAATCGTTACGACAACATAAGGTTGTGCCATTCCATCGCCAACACCGTAATCAACGCCGATTGCAGTATTGGTTGCAGGGAAACCATTAATCATTGAAGGAGCATTGCCTGAGCCAGCACCCGTAATATCAATGATGGTGGAGGTTGTGGTTGTATTAGCGATTGCTAGTACAGTGTTGACCGCCGTATTGAAAGACAAACTATTATCCAAGTACATTAGATTTCTCCTTACGACAGTGTTGCTTCAGTGTTGGTCAAAGCATCGACCACACGGATGGGGATATCACGGAAGGCCAATACGGGATCGCCTGCAAAGTCCTTGCTCGACAACAAAACGTTTTTGTCGCGAATAGCTTGGATATCCAAGTTTTCACGAACAGTACGGTTGCAATACCAAGCTGGGTTAATACCAGGAGCCGGTTCACGAGGACTGTCGCTTTCAGTAATGCCAGAAGCGCGACGAGTAAGGGTAGGCAACTTAACAACTGCACGCGACATCAAAGCAAACAAGTCAGGAGGTGTCGTTGAGAACAGGCCGCCTGCGTTTGTAGTCGTATCAATGTTGCAGATACGAACCGTATAGCGCCAATCCTTAACAGCTAGGCCGCACTTCCAGCAGAAATAGCTGGTGTAACCTTCAAACTGGTTGCCGTTCGTATCGTAAAGAGCGCGAACGTCACCCTTGTCTTCATACTGAAGACCGGCTGGCGAACCCTTGGGGAAAATACCAAACAAAGTTTCGTCGCCCCACCCACCAAGCCACAAAGAAGCGTTGGCTGATGCTGTACCGCCAGCATTAAGTACGTTTACGGCATTCTTCGCGTTTGAAGACGTAATCGTATTATACTGAGGTGCAAGACCAGTAAACTGCTGTGGGTTCGTGGCTTCGTTTGAATAGAACAAAGCTGAAGCGATCTGCTGGCTAAGACCTTCAATATGCGCCATGTCTTGCGACAAACGGAAAGCCTCTACGTCACCATTCAGGGATGCTTCAGACTTATCTACCAAGCTGTAATCAACCAATTCGCCAATGGCAAACTGGAACTGAGCTTGGAGGGGTTTGGTGGACGCAACACCTTGGTTGTTGCCGCGCCATGTACCTTGCGGTAAACCAGCACGAACCGAGATTTTGTGGCCAAGAGGAAGATTGCCTTCCTTCCAGATAATATCCTTCAGGACTTCGTTGCATTGAGAAAGCAATTCTGCAATGTCAGCAACTGCACCATCGGGATCGACGCTCCGTGCCCAATCAACGAGATTTGGTAGGACGTTATAGCTAAATGCACCAGCCATATTATTAGCTCCTTCTAAGGGATGGGACGATTCACATCGTTCCAGTTATGCCTTGCTAAAGGGCGATAATTACTTCGAGAAGTGTTAGCTTTTCTTCCCGTAAAATCTTTGTTTGCGCGAAACTTGTTGAGCGGGTGGAGTTCCAGCAGGGACAGCCGTAGGCTCAGAAAGATTCGCGGTAGCTTTAGCAAAAGCGCGAATAACAGCTGGATGATTGCCAATGCCCGTTGTTTGCATAAGCGTTCTAAGTTCCTTTTGTTGTTCTTCACTTCCACCATGACGACGAATAAATTCACGTGCCGCAGCAGCAGTCTCGTCTTTACGATTTCCGCCAATTTCAGGATCTTTAACAAAAGAATCGTACCAACCCTTTGTTTGGTCTTGCCACGATTTTTTGTAAGCTTCCGCAATTTTCTCGACAACCGCTTGTACACTTTCAATATGACGATCAATAATTTTCTGTCCAAACTTTTGAACTAAAGCATGGTCTGCTTTAGACTCAAGTTCAAATTCAGCAAACATCTTGTTAACTTTTCCCAATTGGGATTGGTCAACAGTCATATTTTCAGGAAACTTCCACGGCTCATAGGACGGCAACGGAGCTGGTTCATCAGACTGGTTGCTCTTTTCCTCTTTGTTTGCCTCAGTCGCTTTTTCAGCGCCATCAGCAGAATCTTGTTTAGCATCTACCTTAATGTCCGATTTAACTTCAGATTTTAAATCTTTTGGTTCAGTTTTAATTTCTGTCGAAACATCAGATTTATTATCAGATTTAATTTCTGTAGATACTTCGGTTTTTACATCAGCTGGTGCTGTATCTACAACGTCACTGCCCAGTACGGTATCCATAGATGCCGATGCGCTCTCTGTTGATAAAACAGGAGCAGATTGTACTGGCTCAGGTGCCGTAACATTAACCACTTCTTCAGTCATGGTTAAGTATTATATAGAAAATTTATACTCATTAATATCCTACGGAAGCATGATGCATATTAAATATGCAATGAACCATTAGAAACTAAAATTGCAACAGCGTGCGGAATATTACGGGCTTCAATTTTATTTCTTACAGATAGAACATGAGTTTTTATTGTTGTTATTTCCAATTGGAGATTTTGTGCAGCTTCTTGACACGTTAATCCGTTTGCCAAAAGCACCATGACTTGCTGTTCTCTAGGACTCAATATCTTCATTTTTCCCTGCTTCTTTACGCATTTTTATACAAAGCTCAGGAGCGGCTTCTTCAATTTCCATCCAAATCATTTTACCAAGGTTAGCCATTCCGATATTGCAATAAGTTTCGTGAGAATCTCCACGGACAATAGGATTTCCAAACATATAGCTGGCTTCAAGTATATGGTATATCCATGCGCGTGCTTCTTTAACGGACATGATCCCACGTATAACTTCGTCGTTCTGTATTTTTGCGCGAGCAGCTTTTTTGCGTGCCCTATTAACTTGTTCTTTGTCGTCAGCATTATATTGATCTTCTTCTTCAATCATAATTTTGACCATTTAACATTGATGTCATGAAACAATGCAGTTACAGCCGATACAATTTGTGACCATGTGGAAGACCCGTGGCATATATGGGTAAAAACATGCCCGTTGCTTTCAATATAAGCTACACACATTCCGACTAATTCACCACGCTCTGCTTTTTGATTAAGGTTTTCCAATAAGCAAATAATGGATGTAGGCGTATCACCCGTTGGAAGATGAGATTCTGTTAACGCAATAATTTCAGCTGATTTGCGTTCTTTTGGCATTAGTTAATAATAAGCTTTTGCGGACGGCTTTCATCAAGAGCAGCAACGGATTTTTTTTGTTTGCCATCTATCATCTGCAACACATCAAAACGAGACATTGGTTTTGATTTCCATAAATTAACGCCATGATTATGGATTTCGTCCAACAGTTCGCTGACATCAGCCCAAATTGGGTGATTTTGCAAACGAGACATTTGCATAGCCGCAGAGGATGCTTGTCTTAAACCTTCAACAAAAAACTCAAATGTTTCTCTTTCAGTAATGGGTGTAAGAGATTTATCTTTTGCATCTGTTGCATTAATGCCTACTGACATTTTCCACCTTTATGCCGCTTCCTTTAATGGCCATATTAATTGCTTTATCCCGAACCGCTATAAGCTTTTCTTTAATTGGCAAAAATCGTGGATCTTGATGCGAATGAACCATTTGCGCCGCAGCACCACTAGATTTTGTCAATCCGTCGATAAAACGTTTTAAAATTTCAGTTTGTTTTTCTTCGGTCATTTACCCACCATTCGCTCCGGTTCCTAATAACTGAGAAAGCGCATTAGCGCCGCCGCCTATATCTGTACTTGCAAGAGTTTGTCCAGCTTGTGCGGCTATATTGGCTGTTTGCGCAACATGCTGCATTGCTTGCATCTTAGCCGTTGCCTGAGCAGCCTTAGCTTGCATATCGTTAATCTGTTTATATTGATCTGGCGAACGAATGATGCGCTGCTGGTTGCCAAGAAGGTCGTTCATAACACGAACATATTGTTCAGCATCAAGAATATTTTTAATTTCAGGATATATAGGATCCATATTGCCAATTAAAGCAGCCAAACGTTCCAATCCTCCTGTAGCAGCAGCTTTTTGAGACAACGCCAACATAGAAACAAAATTGACGCCCAAAGGCACACCCTTTAACGAAGGGGGCGGTGGATCTATAAAACCTTTGCGTTGCAAAATTCCGTAAATACGTTTCAGTTTTAACTTTAAAACCCCAAGCATATTTTCGATAACAGGCCCAAGTACAGTTAATTTTTCTTGAACTTTTTGTGCCACTTCGTATGCCGTCATACGATCAGAACCAGCACCTTGCTCTAGCATCAAAAACAAATCATTAAAAAAAGCTACTTTAATACGTTGCTCAATCGCCGCAATGTTTGCCGACATTGCCGCCACATCAGGATTAACTTGATATATGGAACGCATACCCGTTCCTGCATCAAGTTTAGGCACATATGTAACATGGCCAGGCAATGCCGACGATGGTTGATTCTTCATTGACATGTCCGCCAACAAAGG